CACAGGCCAGCATTTATACACGGAGAATGGTTAGAGTTTGATGGATGCGTGATGTTTGTTGACCCTTCTGGTAAGGGTATGGATGAAACTGCATACGCTATAGTCGCCCAACTGAACGGAAACTTGTTTGTTCTGGAGGTAGGATCATTCAGAGAAGGATATACAGAGCCTGTACTAGAAGGGCTTGCACAGGCAGCTAAAAGACAAGAAGTAAACTTAATCATCCTGGAAGATCAGTTTGGTCAGGGGATGCTACAGAGCCTTCTACAGCCATATCTGCGCAGAATATACCCATGCACTGTAGAACCAGCTAGAAGTAACGTACAAAAAGAGCGAAGAATTATAAATGCACTAGAACCTGTGATGAATCAACACCGATTAATAGTCAATAGGTCGGTTATTGAGAACGATAGTAAGGCAAAAGACGAAGATAGCGTAGAGACACACCTGGCATATCAGTTGTTTCATCAACTAACACACTTAACTGTTGATCGTAACTCTTTACAACATGACGATAGACTCGATGCTTTAGCTGGAGCAGTCGAGTATTGGAACGATTCTTTAGCCATTGATGAAGAAATAGCTATGCGTGAACGAGATATGGAGTTGTTAGATTTAGAAATTGCTGCTTACAATGGAGAAATAGTAGGAGCTTTAGATGCAACAATTCTGGGAATCCCATTGGATGAGCTTCCGCAATCGGAAACAGAAGAAGGATGGATCGAATTACAAGGATTTGAGAATCAGAGCCTGGGTAATTAGAATACCTGGAGCGTATATAGGTTTAGACGAAGTACAAAACATAGGATTTCAAACAGTTATCCAGGCGTATGATGAAGAAGAGGCAGTAAAACTGGCATCACACAATAGACAATGGGAAGAACTTAGCTTCCCTGTTACTTGTTTCCAGGTTTTTCCTAAAAATCCAACAATAACTAAGACTTAGGAAACAACTGCTGCTCTAAAATATCAACAGCTTTGTCGTCTAATTTATTTGTCGTTTGCTTACAGATTGCACGAAGCAAATCTACCACCAGGCGTTTCACAGCAGTCGTAGAAAAGAACTGCAAAAGCAAGGGTTTTAGGATTTTTAACATAACATTAAGTACTAATACTTTACAACATATCAATATTTGCTAAGTTTGGCACATAGCTGCCTTACAAAAAGTAGTGGTCAGCTGCTATCTCCTCACACATTAAGGCAGTTTTCTTTATATGGAAGAACAAGAAGAAAAAGAGGGTACGGATTGGGCTGAACTTTTTGGTCACGCTGTCCGATTTATGATACTTTGCTGGTCGCTTGCAATGATGACTCTTGGATATATGGATAAAATCCGTAATGATGGAGCGTTTTTAGCTGGCTTGACCAGTGGGGTCTTAGGCAGCTATGGTATCTCCGTTAACAAAAAGAAACCTAATAACGCTGCTAAGATAGTAGATAACAAAGACACTAATGTAGGTATTAAATGAAGAAACTTGCACTACTTTTATTCTTGGTTGCAACGCCTTGCTATGCAAATGGCCTACCTTCCTGGACTACTGGCTCTAGTAACCGCACAGAGAATACTACTCAGACCATAACTCGCAGCGTAGTTACTGAGAAATATGGGTCGGCTCTAAATACTTGGGAAGCATCTAATATATCTGTAGCTGCTTCTGCTGGTATTGCTGGAGGGGATGCAGTATTTACGGTTGCAGATACCTCTAAAGATTGGTCACTTAGTATTACTACTAGAGCAGCAAGTCAAATGACCGAAAAGATCACACAGAATGACACGATCAACACTACTAGCGTTATCACTTCTTTGTCTGTCTTTAGTCAGTAATAAAGCAAAAGCCGAAGGCGATACAAACGTACAGGCTCAACCTAATGCGGTTGGTAATTCTAGTATTATCAACCAGAATATGAATGTTAATAATGGAATGACAGGTAAGTTACAGTTTGGAAGCCTGGTATGTAGCCAGCCAACCATGGCAATAACACCTTTCTATACAGGAAACGATGCCCAGGGGGAAGATACTTACAGTATTAACGAAGGATGGGGAGCGCAAATAAGCTGGATGATACCGCTTGGATCTAATAATGAAACGTGTTCTGAGTTAGCAAAAGTAAAGCTAAAGTTAGCCATAGAAGAACTAGACAAACAAGTGCATGATAAGCACCTAGTTCGTATTTTGAAATGTCAGCAGCTTCACGCATCAGGCTACATGATAAACCCTGCTTCTAAATACGCATACATTTGTAATGATGTCATCAATATACGAAGTTATGTAAAAGCCAATCCAGAAAAATTTAAGTAGCTAGTTTAGACGCCACACGTACAGGTATGTGAACTCTAGCTACCTTTATTATTATCCATCTTTTCCTTTACATTTGCGACTTCTTTTTTAAGAACTTTCTTAAATATTTTTGTCATTACTTTCTTAAGTTGATTAACAACGCTTTGCAGAATTATTGATCCTGTAACGGCTGCCGTGGCACTTACACCTGACGCTATTACGCTCGATGCAATTACTTCTGGAGCAGGAATAGGAAATTCTCCAAATAAAGGTATATTGAATGTAGCTACAGTTTCAGATGGTAAAGTTTCTTTGGTTTCTGGCAAGTTGTTCGGTACTTGCGGTTGTCCTCCTGGTAATACTTCCTCCGTTGAAGATGATTTTTCTTCTTCAGCAGAAGATCCCTGATCTTCCCCAAGTCCCGACTGTACCTGTTCCAGAGAAGGTAGAAGGATTGGATCTAGATAAGGGATCTCTGCCACAGGTGGATAGAAAATTGTTCTAGGTGGAACGAGAATAAAATCTGTATCTGGTAAATCAGGCAGATTTATTTCCATCTATTTTTTCTTTTTCTTTTTCTTTTTCGCTAAGAGTTTAAAATCTTTGCGTGTTATTTTGCCATCCTTGTTGGCATCAATTTTTCTTTGATTACCTTTAAGAGGCATAACTATGTACCTCTTTCTACAGTAACTGCGTCTGCTCCTGGAGCAGGATCTACAGAAGCTGGTGTAACTTCTGGTGCAGGGCAAACTTCTGGTGTTGCCTCTACCATTCCTGCTTGTCTATCCTGGATAACAGCAGTAATTTTTTCAAACTCTTGCCTTAATTTATCTTGCTCTACTTGTTGAGCATTAAATTTTTCAGCAATTTCTTTTTGTTTTGCAAGTAATTCTTGCATTGTTGGTCTTGACATAATACTAAGTGGTAGGTTTGTCTGCTATTAGTTTAGCCTTCCACGCAGCTTTTATGTCAGTAGTCCACACAGCGTTACAAATTGCTGACACTTCTGCTGGTTCTGCGGATAAATCAGTATCAACTAAATTATCAGAGGCATCTAATTCGCCAGGATGTAACACATATCTTTCAAAAGATCTTGCGCCTATATCTACTCCATCTCTTTTGATAACAGTTGCTTTGCGGACTTGCACCGCTTTGTATTGACCGACAACTTCTATCTTGTCGTATTCAATTGATTCTGTAAGTGCCATTAGGATTAATCTCCGATTAAAACAGGTTTAGGCTTAGTTTATAGACGTAGCTCGGTCTATGTAATATATGTTCCAGATAGTGACCCAAATACAGTTTTATTAGCATCAAAAGGTGAAGTTAATTGTCCATCAGCAGCATTATCATTATTAGCAAAAAACTGAATATAACTAGTATTATCTGGTACTCTGATTCCAATTTGATAAGCACCGTTTGGAACATTCCAGTTATACAAAGCTCCCATGCAACCTGCATAACCATGACCACCAGTAGCTTGGTTTAAGGAGGTAAAAGGCAATCCACTTATAGTAAATACTCCACTAGGAGAAGAACTATTACGAGTACCCGCAACTTGACATACCCAATGTACAACCCTACCAATTTTAGTGTACTTACCTACAGTATTATTAGTAGAAAAACCACCACCATTATTCAAAGTTGGTGTCCAAGTACCTTCTTCATAGTCGTCAAGTGCGTTGGCTGCTGCGGTGTCTCCGTTAAATGATATTCCTCCAGCAGGTTGAAATCTTATTTTTTCTCCACTTACACCACCAAATGAATAGCATTCATCACCTGATTGCGTACCACGAAATTCAAGTTTGCCATCAGCATGATTTCTACCTATTTTGTAATAAATACTTGTGCTACCACCATTTGTTAGTCTTAAAGTATCGGCTGTTGCTCCAGTAACGTGTAAAGGTGCAGCTGGTGTCATACCTATACCTACGTTTCCATCCTTATCAATACGCATTCTTTCTGTTGGGCTTGAACCTGGACCAGTTGATGAAGGCTTTGTAAAGAATAATAAATTAGTAGGAGCAGATGACCCACTATGATTACCAGCAGCTACGGCTCTAATCATTGCTTCAGCGTTACTATTAGTTGAACTATCTGAATACGAACTAAAACCAATATCACCTATAGTCTGTCCGTCTGTAGGAATAAAACCTACTCCTCCACTAATCATTAATCCACCATTTGATGCTTGAGTCAGACTAAGGCGAACAGCACCACTATTTGTTTCTCCAATTTTTACACCACCAGACGCATCTATACGCATACGTTCCGTTTGGTTTGTATTAAGTACTAAAGGATACGCACCAATAGTTCTTAATAAACCTCCTGTGCTGTTTGCAATTAAGTCAACTACTTTATTATTAGCACCATCTTTTGCTCTAATAACAGCAGCACCAGAAGAATCTGTTACTTGAAATTCAAAGTCTGGTGCGCCACCTACTCCTAAATGTCCGTTAGAATCTATAATTACATCTGACTCAGCATTTAAAGTATTAGCACTACCAGAGCCAGTAATAACTCTGTTATCTGCGTTGTTGTTTATTGTTGTACCAGTAATAGTTTCAAACGTAGGATCTGCTCCGTTGTTTGCTCGTAAAAATTTACCATTACTATTAGCATCGCCATGCAATAACTTAGCTAAAGTTATAGCTTCATCTTTTATTCCAGGTGTAGAAATTTTAGTGAGCGTCATAATAGCAGTTAATAAATGCTTAGTTTATAGACGTAGCTTCGGTCTATGAGTCTGTAAAATAAACAATATTACAACGAACATATATTTGACTACCTCTAAAATAACCACTTGCCCAATATGACCATGCAGTATTCCATCTTGTTCTAAATCCAGTAAGTGCAGAATTATTAGTATCTGTCATAAAATAAACCTGGTCATCATTATAACCATCAACGTTATAGGTCATAGGTGAACTACTCGTGCAAACTCGTAAATTACAGGTAAAAGGTAAATTAGTGATATATATGTAATTATTATCTTGTAAGCCTGTAGCGTTTTTATTATCAAAAGCAATAGACAAATGTACTGTATCACCTATTTTTGTATATCTTCCATTGCCAAGTTGTTCACCTTGAGAAGATCCTATTGTTCTTAGTTTAGGCGTAAAAGTACCTCGTTCAAAATCATCTAATTCATTATCAGAACTTGTACCGCCTATAAATATAGACATTAGCTTACCTCCGTTAAAGCAAACTTATATTTCTTGCCATTGCGTTTGTTAATCAAAAATAAATCCTCTGCTCCTTCTTGTATAGTATAACTTCCCCAAGTTCCGTCAACGTCATTACCATGACCTTCGTTAGATAAGTTAAGGTCATTGGTGTAGATGTTTCTCCAACGATATGATGATGAACCTAAATCTAACGAGTTATTAGCATTTGGTGTTAGATTGTTATTAAATTCAATACTGCTACTGTGGAATTTTATAAAGTGACCGCCTGAAGCATCAGAGTAAACAGTCATTGTTCCATCACTCCAAGTACCTATAAAACCATCCCTATTTCCATCTCTTCCGTAGTAACTAATATAGTTCCAATCGTCAGCATTATTTGATGGTACTTCTATGCGGAGTCTTTCATCTGAGTCTGCTTCAATAATTGTTACGCCATTAATAGTAGCTCCAGCAGTAGTAGTTAAACTGCCTGTAACAGTAGCTCCCACACTTGTAGTCCCAAACTTTTTATTGTTGTTGTGATATAACTCTACAGCTCCGTTTGCTATACATTTTATAGCATCTTCAGCATTTGTTTTTATTTCGATATTGTAGCTATTCTGATTCTGGATTAACATTCCAGCATTACCACCTTGCAATATTTCTAAAGCCTTATCAGTTGAATGTTCAATTCTTGTTCTAGAGTTTGAGTTATCGTGGTAAATTTTTAAATCATCATCATCTCCAAATTTTGCCAGATTAGTAGAGCCATTTGAATCAGCAAATAGTATATTATTTCCATTTGAAGTTAAGCTACCGCCTAGCTGTGGTGATGTGTCATTTACCAGGTCAGTAACTACAGCAGCCCAACTTAAATTGCCATTAGCATCTGTTGTTAAAAACTGACCACTAACAATATTAGAAGGGAACGTAAGAGTATAGTTTTGGTTTGCACTATGCGGTGGAGATTTTAGTTTTATGCCATGACTATTTTGACTACAGTTGAGTTGTAAGTATCCATCAGAAGAACCATCGCCTTTTACTTCTAGTCCAGGAGCAGAAGATGTAGATACAAGATTTAATTTAGTTCTTGTTACTGCACCGCTTCCTAACTTAGCTTCGATAACTGATCCGTTTTGCAAGATAGTACTTGTAACTGTGTTGTTACTTGGAGTACCAATGTTTACTGTAGATCCAATAACGACTGCAAAGTAATCTGTTCCACTAGGAGGTGCAGCAGCTAATTTAATTGTGTTTCCTGATAAAGCAAAGCCTTCTGAAGGCGTAGAAGTACCAGCGTTAGGTTTTTGTATAACACCACCAATACTTAAAATTATTTGCTCTGCACTACTTGGCGCATTTGTAATTGTAAAATCTTGCAAGCTGCCGTTAAAGGCAGGGCTAAGAGTAGATATAAAGAAGTTACCTATCGACTGTACTTCTCCAAAACTTCCTACTGGAGTACCATTGTAATCGCCAGAATACACATATATTTTTCCTACATCTTTTGCGTAGACTAAATCTCCATCGTGATTACTAGAATCATTAGCTGCTGGTAAAGTATTTTCTACTCTATATCTACTATTAAAATCATTTATATCATCTGATAACTGCAAAACATCTGTTTCTTTTGCTAATAGCTTGTGGTAGTTATATATCTGACTTGCACCTGTAGAACTTACAAGCAAACCTAATTCATTAGCTAGTGTTTTATTTCTTAGGCTTGCTGGAAAATTATTTATAGTTACGTTGTCGCTTCCATTGCCTAGTGTCCTGGCATTTGTTGCTACTCCAGAACTATTAATAACTAAACCATCAGCGTTAGAAATACTAATAACAACACCTGATACTGGCTGTGTCGCAGGAAAACTATCTTCATCTGCTATAACTTCTAGTCCACCAACAGGAGCTATTTGGTTGGCAACAAAGTTTACAACAGCAGCAGAAGTGGGAAATTTTGTATTGCTATTAGTAACAGATGTTTCTTTTGCCATACCAGCTAACTGGTTTAGATCGGCAATATCAGCAGCAAGGGCGGTACTGTCAGCCAACTTAGATGCTGTACCAGATTGCATACCAGCTAGTGTTGTTAGCTCTGAATCTGCTATTTCAGATAATGTTACTGAGTTAGCTGCAAGGTGTGAAGAATCTAAAGGAGAACTAGCTATAAGTGTTTTGATTTCACTAGCCGTTTGGTCTGTCGTAGCTCCAGTTTCTATATTATTTAATTTTGTTATTAGAGCATCAGTAAATGCATTTGTATTAGAGTTCGCTTCATAGGCTGTTTTTATTTCTGCGTTTGTTTGGTCAGCGGTTGCATTTGTTTCTATGTTATTTAATTTTGTTATTAAAGCATCAGTAAATGCGTTTGTATTAGAGTTTGCTTCGTAAGCTGCTTTTATCTCTGCATTTGTTTGATCTGCGGTAGCTCCACTCTCTATTCCGTCAAGTTTTGCACCGTCAACAGATACATCTCTTCCATCAACTGTTCCTGATGTTGTTATGTTTTGCGATCCAAATGCAGGATTAATTTTTGAACCAGCTATGGCAGCTGACGCATTTATGTCAGCATTAGTTATTGTTCCGTCTGCAATCTGTGTCGATGTAATACTGCCACTTCTTTCTAAATATGCTTTTGTTACTGCATCCTGGGCATTAACTGGATCTGAAACATTAGACAGTCTTTGACTGTTAAGTGTTGGAACGCCTGTACTTGTATCTATAGATATACCTTGCTTAAGTGCGTCATCTAACTCCTGGGCTATAAACAAACTTTGTTTTTCTGCTGTATCTAAATCAGCAGCTGTAAGTGTTGAGCCATCTTCAAAATCAACTAATGGAGTAGATAGTGACGATACTCTTCTAATTTCTACCCTGGTATTATCTGCTGCTAACCCTGTATTAAGACTTATCTTTTTTGGTGTTGTATTGGTTATTACTTGAAATTCGTTACTTCCTGTACCCTGCGCTTTCTCTACAAAATTAACAAAGACTTTAATATGTTCTTCTTTAATGTAGTCAAAGGTAAAAGTAAATTCCTGATCTCCAGCTGAGTTGCTAGTTATTATGCGTTGTGCGAAAGCCATTAGTTAAGTTGAGCTAGGAACTGGTTAGAATCATTGCGACTTTGTTTGTCGTTCATACTATTTAGTCTATC